AGGATGGAGCACTACGGCGAGGGCGGTTACGAAGTGCACCTCTCGTACGAGGGTGCATTTCAGACTATTACAGTGAGCAACAAGGTGTGGGAAACTGTGAAGATGGGGCTGCAGGTGTCGGGAAAGCAGTGTACCGCCTACACCGTCGGCAACGTTCTCGAGTCCACCGTCACCGGGCTCACCAAGGAACACAAGTTGCTGATGCAAGGAGCGTTAGCCTCCTACTGGAACAATGTCGGATTTACCACCCCCCGACTTGAGCGCGCCCACCAGACGCTCGTCCAGTTTGTAGGCGACAGGAGGGATGATGTACACGCCCCCTACAAGGTCTCCGGTCGAACCGTCTTGCCCAAGATGGTTACGACGCCGAACGTCATGCCGGCAAAAGGAAGACAAGCCGATCTTAGCGCGGTCCACTACAGGATCGATATGGTTCGGAACAAGAAAGGCAAACTCGAGGAGCAAGTTCATGTTTACATGGACGAATTCCTAGGACTGATTGCCCCACCCGTTCTTGAACCGTGGACTGTGCAAGATGTGATGGACAACCAGACAGGCACCCTGCAAAGAATCAGAAATCTCGCCGCTTCGTACGCGATGGGGATGTTGACGAGGATTCGATGCTCGGTGGAAGCAATGATTAAAGTCGAGGCGATCGCCAACAGCGGTCCAATGCGGAACATCAGCACCGTGGACCCCGAATTTAATCTAGCTCTCGGCCGCTACATGTTACCGGCGGCCGCCTGGCTGAAAGCAAACCACCCCTGGTATACCGCAGGGAATTCCCCTACCGTGATTGCACAAAAGATCGTGCAGCTGGCTAACCGTAGCATGCAGATGCACTGGGATGGAGTCACCCCCAGAGCAGCTCTGTGTTGCGCCGACGTCTCCAAGATGGACGCAGCCAAGCACCCCGAAATCACGGCCCACCTCACCTCCAAACTCTACTTCAGGATGTTTCCTGACAGCAAAGAACTAGTAGAGTTACGACAAGCCGAAGCTGCAGCCCCCGCTCGCACCGCTGAAGGTCTCCCATACAAAGTTGGAGCCAGTCAGCTGTCGGGCAGCGCCTGCACCACGATTGACAACACGATTACGAACGCGTTTATGTCATTCGTGGCTTACCGACTGGATAACATCGAACCAGAGGAAGCCTTCGGCCTCCTTGGAGTTTACGTAGGCGACGATTCCGTCTCCCACAACACCAAGGAGTCCATCGAAGCGGCGGGTGCCCTACTCGGGTACACCGTAAAAGCCGACATGGTTTGCCGTGGAGAGCAGGTCCCCTTCCTATCCCGTTTCTTCTACGCCTGTTGGGACGACGAAGGCTACTCTTACCAGGACCCGCTGCGGTTGCTGAGTAAGCTCCATCTGTCTGTAGCACCATCTGACATCCCCGACGTAACAGCCGCCCTTAATAAGATGAAGGGTCTCCATGAGCTTGACCCCGCGATCCCTCTATACCAGATGCTCTACCACAAGTTGGTAGAAATCACTGGTAGACAAGGAGAAGTGAGCAAGCAAGATGGCCCGTGGTACACCATCACCTACGGGAGCGGAGAGTCTTGGCCAACCAGCCGAGACGCCGCTGACCTCTGGCAAGGCGTAGTGAACGTAACTCCTTCCCGGTACGCGGAATGGCTCAGTAAGATCGAAACGTACGACGATTTGATGACCATCCCGCCTCCACTAGCGGACAACGAGCACAAAGTCAAGGTGCAGTTGTCAATCGTCCCCGATGAGGCCTTCGCCACGGTCCCCCAGTCAGTCTCCGAGCCTCCCCCTGAGGCCACGGTTGATGTTGCTGCTGGACCCGGCGTCGAGGCAGCCAAACAGCGAGCAGAGGCCGCTGTCAAGGCAATCCACGGGGTGGCGGAGGTTGAGAAAATCAGCCGTCGCAGAGAACGCAAGGAAAATAAGAAGGAAGAGATACGCAAGAAGAAGGAGGAGAAGCAAGGACCGCCCCTGGAAGTAGGTCATTGGGATCCCAAGGACAGACCCCAGAGCCCGCCCGTGAGCACAACACCACCAATGACAAGACCTCCATCTTTATTGTCACTGCCCACGCGCCTGCCCACATCACACCCC